ACTGCAGATAATGGTATGCCATTTTTATATTGATTCAAAACACTGTCCACTGACCATAAAAGAGGATTATCTGCGCATAGCTGTGAAACGCCCGTCGAGTATAACCATTCATATGCACTGGGCGAAATATTAAGAGTGTCTAAATATGAGGTAACATTCGAATCAAATGTAAAATATGCAGATGCTGATAAACCAGGATCTCTATCAAAATATGAAGCATCATCATATAATTCTTCTACTATAATTTGGAAATTATTTCTTACAGCGGATAATTCCGGCACATTATTAAAAACTGAAACATCTGTAATATTTGTTATATATTCATTTCCAGGAAACTGCCTTTTTGTAAATGCTTTAAGTAAATATTCATAAAAAATACGTTCTAGTGCCGAATATGTTCCGGTCATATTATATTTTAATTTTGCTCTACGAATAGCTTCGCGTTTGTTAATTAGATATATTGCTATTTCTTTTAATTTTGTAGCATAAAACGGAATAACTTGTTCTATTTCATCTGGATCGTCAAAATTAATATTCGATACCTGTAATACATCTGCTTCTGATTTAAATGCAATTGTTAACTGTTTTAATAAATTTATATAATCTTCCTTTACTGAAGTACTTGTAGGAACTTCTTCTGTTTTATTAGCATACCACTGTTTTACATAATTTTCATACTGTAAAACTTCCTTTCCAGGCAGAACACCAACATTTCGTTCAATCCATTCTTTAAAAGTAAAAGGAGAATTCGAGTCATTTATAATAGCATCGGATGCTGCTATATTTTGTGCTTGAGTATATTTACTGAGTTTAGTTGACATACAATTACTTATTATTCTTCTATAAGCCCTAATCCTTTATGTAATACATAATTAATTATTCTTTCTAATGTTTGCCCGTTTCCATACCATTCATTTACGGATGATACGGTTTCATCTAATGTTGTATAAGGATCATCCCAATTAATTATTCCTGCTATTTGCTCATTACAAGGTGTTGATGGTATATAATCATAAAAACAAAAATACGTGATAGCTTGTTGAAAATCAATCTCGTTAGCTGTTAATCCATATTCAAAAACTCTTGGTAATATTATATGATAATACCCAGATAACGGATATGCCGTCACGCATACACTACTTGTAAAGGAAACTTGACAAATATCACCAACTACTTCTGAATTGAACGTTATATAGCAACTGGCTGGTGGTGTTATCAATTGAAAACGATTATTGTTATTATTTCTATCTTCAATAATAAATGGTGTAAATGCGGAAACAATATATGTTTCTGGATTGAATAAATCTCCTCGATTTCCCGGATGTTGATGACCACAATATTTACAAATATAATTAGTTTCAAAAAGCTGTTCGCCTGACAAATATGTAGTATATGAATTAGTTATATTTTTTGTGCAACCGCATCTAGAACCCCAAAGAATCTGCTGATTTACGGATCCTATATCCATTATACGGCGTAATTCTGGTGGAAACTCTACACCATAATTATCTATCGGTACATCAGTAAATTGAGCCAGACTATATAACTGATTAACATTACATGTATTTATATCTACGTGATTTGTTACATAATTTGATATTTTTTCAAATGATTCGCGGCCGAAACCATCGCCTTGTTCTGACGCAGCGTCACCCCACACAGCTTTCATATATTTGTCCCATAATATAGGCCTGTCTGCGATATGGGGTGAACGTGCAAAATTCTTTATTTGATTAACAGCATCCCAGCTTTCATTAAATCTTCTAATATTATAACCATTAAAATCATATATATTAAATATATTACTAGAACCACTAAGAGTCGACACAACGGCATTTATTGTAATATTATTTGCAGATATATCAGAAATCACACTTCCTTTTAAATAACCACCTATACAAAAATTTTGATAATCTACTGCAGATAAAAACGCTGAAGTATTGACAGGTGTCCATGTCAAATTAGAAGAAGATATATCAGAAATACTTCGACTTATCGAACCATATATACTTTCTCCTTCTGTATTAGAAACGGGAAAATTCTTCATCACAGCCGTGCACGATCCGGTTTCGGTTGCCCCTATTACGGATATTATATATGGTATAGATGTATTAGTCCAATAAAAATCAAATAAAGGATTTATGCCATCACGGGTAATTTGCAAATATGATGGTGAAAGAGAAAATACAGAATATGATGTTACTACTGCGACATTTGAATTTGAAAATCCAGAAATAGGCATTATATTATTTCTTTCATCTATTTTTACTGGATATTCAGAAAAATCCACAACAGCCCATATAGATACCCCTTGTGATAAGGTAGGCATATCATCAATATAATAAAACTCAGATGATGCTAGAAATCCAGTAGTTTCGTTAAATGTGGTGGAAATAGTGTTTGTTAAAACTATACTATCAATCACATTACCACTTAAATCGGTAAATCTCCATTGCGGGTTTAAATGAGACCATTTATTTTGTGGATTTTGCCAAGGTATTGATCTAGATCCTTTTGAATAAAGATTTATCTTATGCGGATTATCATCTTCAGAATATAAATATAATTTAAATGTATCTGTATAACATCCTTGATAACCTGAAAGAGGTGATATCATCCATAATGCAACTGGAAAATTAACCGCGCTCTGTAATATATATTGAGTACTCATATCAGTATTCTATATTTTCATAAATCTTAGTAGTAGATGTTACTATTATCTTATCTTTAAAATATTCTTTATTATTTAAAAACAGATATTTAAAATAAGAAAAAGAAGTATTCTTTGTTATCAATTGGCTATCTGTCGGATAAACTGGATTCCATGCAATCATTGATAAACCATTATATTGTATAGAGGTATTATCCTTTCTTCTTGTATAAAACGTCTTTATACCTGGAATGGATAAAATATTATTTGTTAATAAGCTAATATCTAATGTTTGTCCTAGATTAATATTGTTTCTATTAAAATAATCCTCAAAAACCGAAACAACCTCTAATATTATTGAATTATTATCCCTTCTTGAATTAGGATCCTTAATAATCAATAATTCAGTATTATCTGTATCAATAGTCGTTACATTTGTTGATCCATCTGCCGTAATGCATATATCTGTAGCAATATAAACAGGATCTATAATTACTACTTCAGATGTCATAGTTTTTATGCTATTTAAAGATGTTGTAATTAATTCTTTTTGTGCCGGTGTTAAAACTGATGTAGGATTCTTTGTGTTTGATACTGTTTTGGGCACGGCTGTTATGTATATGTTATTAAAATTACATGCATCAGCAAAATTTAACTGATTATAAAGAATATTAGAAACATTATTTGGATCACCTACTCCAATATCATCATAATAATACTTCATTTGTTCTGTTAAATATGTCCAATTGTTGACTGCTTTTATATCATGAATTAGGTTTGCAAAATTAGTTTTTATATAATTTTCATAGTCATTTTCAGTGACTACACGATATTGAGAACGAAATACTCCTGGGGCATTTTTTCTAATAGATTCTGTGTCTTCTTCTGCCTGATAATATGTAGAATTATTAGTATTTGTTATAGAAAGATTGTTAGCCAAATCTGAAGTAATATATGTATATTTGTTACCTTCTCTAGTATTCAAATCAGTAAGTATTGTATTAAAAGTATTACTATTAAATATACGCAACGATTCATTTGAAATACTTTCGCTACTAATTTCACCATCACCCCCCAATATTTGGAGATAATAAATAGCAACTCTATCATTAACTTTTAATTGTTTACCATTAATATCATTACCGAATTTTATCTCATATCTTTTATTTTCATTGAGACGTATTTCATAAGATCTACTAGAACCATTTTCAAGATATAATGTAGGCACTCTACTCCATTTATACCATTTATTAGCTTCCGAAGAAGTTGATTCATAAACATAAATATCGATATTAAAATGATCCACCATCACATCATCACCGGGAGCAAAAAATATAACTTCATTCACATTCCCAACTGCTTGATAAATCGGATATTCTATAAAATTTCCTTGATATAAAAGCTTTTGTGCAACTATATCATCAAATATTTCGTTTGATGATGTTATTTTTGAAAGAACAATATCTTCATTTAACGAATAACTGATATTACCATTTGTAACATAAGAATAACGTGGAATAGTATAAAGACCGGTTGGAATGCTTTCTGAACCAGTCAATCCAAAAGTTGTGGAAGCGGTTTGTTTGCCAATAGGACTATAATCAAGCTGCTTAACAATTCTATTCATGTTTTCATATATTTGTGATTCTGAAAACATAGATTCAGTAGATGTGCGGTTTAAATAATACATCAAACCATGAAACACATACGCTATAATTTCATTTATAGTTGTTATATACGCACCTTCATAATTTTGATCGGTAAATACTTTTGTATCGTTTAAACGATCTTTTATGAATTGCTTCATTGTAAGTGCGTCAAAACTAAGATATCCGTCTCTTGGAATTGTAAATTGTGTATTATCAGCCATATTATATCACCGTAAATCCCTGTTGATTTAATACTCCCTTTAAACTAAAATTCTCACCCGATTGGAGAAATGGCGCTTCCATCACCAAATTAACCTCATATCGTTGTTCATCTATATATGCATCTACTTCAATACGTACTATAGTAACTCGTGGTTCCCATTGTCCAATTGAATTTTTAATAGTTCTGCCTATAAACCTTGCATTTGTTTCCGATATAGGTTCGAAAATATATCGGCGCAAATCACATCCATATTCAGGCAAAAGTAATCTTTCTCCAGGGAGAGTATTAAACAAATTAACTATAGAATTCTTAACTGCGTTTAGATCATATGCAACTTTCACATCCTTTCCGGTACCTTTAATAGTACGGTTGCCGATAATAACTTCAAATGGTTCTTGATCTAAATCTAGAAAAATATCGGTATAAGTATAGTTTTTCTGACTATGATTAGTGTTTTTAAAACTATTAAAGTTGAGAGATCCCATTTTTTATATTGCTCCTGCCATAAATATTTATACGATTATCATATTTTATAAGGAGTATCGCATGAACAAATTTACCGGCAAATTCGAACAGTTGCATGAAGAAACGCTTTATCATTATCAGCAAGGCGGCTTTTTAAGAGGCGATTATGTAAAAATTAAAAAAGACGCACTGAAAAACGAAATAGTTGAAAAATTCTCAGATCAGATGAAAAACATTCTCCAAGATGCAATTAATCGCGGCACGATGCTGCGTGTTAGTTATATCAAATCAGGAACGTCTGAATCTTTTAGCGGTCCAGTAGATGCGCCTAATATAGCCGGTTGTACACTGTGGGCTGACTGTTATGAAGAATATGCACCTGGTATGTGGAATAATGTAATGACTATTCCACTAGCTATACTAGAAAAAATTGAAATCGAAGGCGCGAACGGTTTTCCTCCATATAACAAAAATCTTGTTCGTGGATTCAATCCAGATGAAGAAGGAGATGAACGTTCAAGTAAAGAGATGAAGAAGCAGACAATGGGTGATGACGATAGTCGTCAGCTTCCTAAAAAGAATACCAAATTGGCCAACACAGAAGATCCAAATGATGGACGCAATCAGGCTAAATTTAAAGAAGGCGTAGAATACGGAAAAGAAAACGAATTTATATTTGAAGCATATTTAAAAAATCAAACAGATAAATAATGTACACTTTTGAAGAATATATTCTCGCGGAACAAGACGTTGCATTACGATCTAACTTCTCTAATATTCTTAATGTTATTGAACGTGAAGATATTACTGATCCTAATCTTTTCTTCAATAGAGTTCATACTCTCGTAAATAGAATGCCCGCGACCAATGCGAGCAAGGCAAAGATTATTCAACATCTCAAAATATCACAAAATAATAATGGTATTGATGGGATGAAAGAATATCTTAAAAAGGCCGCAGGTTTTTATGAGAAGGGCGGATTTGTTAGTAAAGCGGCCGCCAAAGCAGACGCACCTATATATTATGATCAGGGATGGAATAAACCACCGACACCTGAAAAACTTGCAATGCACTTTGGTGATGTTGTAAAATATGTAGGGCCCTCACATGCGGAATTAAATCCAAATGACGACTATATGATAGTGAGACGCGAAGAACATAACAATAAAGTTACATTCTTCGTTAAATTATATGATAGTAAAACAGGTAAAGTAAGAGATCCTCGTGAACTTGAAAAACGTATTGAAAATCCAAACTATCTTAAAAAAATAGGTAACAATCTCGAAGACATGAAAAAAGCATATGTTCGTGTAGGTCAATCACATATTGAAGATGCACAGAGAAAACAAAAGGCCGCAGAAGAACATCTTCGCAGCCTTTCAAAAACAGATCTTAATAAATTTACCAGAGTTACACGATAACTTTCTGCAACTGTATAATACAACAAAATGTATTAATTTCAAAATCCATAACAAATTGATGTTTATACATGGCATCCCCAATCGTTACGAGTGCGGATGCTTTTTTACTCTCTTCGATATCTGACGCGTAGACTTCTTCAAATAATCCTTTCAAAAGAACTTGATAGTCCGCACCGAAATCAGTTTCATTCTGAATAATAAATTCTCTTACATCTGTTATATTTTTCGTCTCTCGAATCATCTTTAATACATCACGTGCAAATAAACTAATATTCACATCTTTTGTGATGTTTAATATACCATCTTTACTATGCTTTTGTAGTGCATTGATAATCCGTCGAACATCCGGATAATTATCCTCTATCAGATTTTTTAATAGAGGTTTTTGTTCGTCAGAGACTTGTATATTTTCTGCAGTCAAAATAAAACACGCACGCTTTTTTACTTCAGCTAATGGTGGCATTAGATCAAAAGAAATTGTACGTGATTTGATTGGAGCAGATATTCTATTTCGATGATTTGCTGTGAGAATGAATCTCAAATTATCACTATACTCTTCAATAATATTACGAAGAGCTCTCTGAGCATCACCAGTAAGTCCATCAACCTCATCGAGAATAATAATCTTCAAACGTCCATCAATAGATTTTGTTTGAGCAAATGGAACAATCTTTTCTCTTACTGCATCAATTCCGCGTTCGTCGCTGGCATTGATATAACGATAAACAGCATCCAATTCCTTAACAAGAATCTTAGACAATGTTGTTTTTCCTGTTCCAGCTTGGCCACAAAATAAAAGATGCGGTATAGTACCTTCACTTATAGCATTTGCAAAATACTCTCTAACTGAAGGCTCTAATACAAGATCCTTTAAACACTGTGGCCTATACTTCTCAACCCATAGACTATCGAATATATTACTCATCTTTTTTCATTGCCCTATCTTCAAGATTACGTTTCTTCACGCTATTAAAACCTTTGATTGTTTTCAATAGATTAACATGCCAATTTAAATTTTCAGTTATTTTAGCAATAGTTCTTTCGATTTCTTCTATTTCTTTCACATATTATCTATTTTCCCGAAGAACCGAAACCATTTTCACCCCGTGCAGTTTCTATCTTTTCATCAGACCAACTAATAACGGGTTCGATTATAGGATAAAAAATTATTTGAGCAATGCGGTCTCCCTTCTTAACTTCATATAATATATCAGAAAAATTATATAATTTTACACCCAAACCACCTCTAAATGGATTATCAATTGTTCCTAAATGGGGTTGCAATCCATATTTAAAACCCAACCCGCTTCGTGGCATAATAGCAAACCAATAACCCGGAGTAACATAAGCAACTTCAATTCCAGTATCAACAACAGCTGAACTATTAGCAGGAATAACCTTATCTTCTACTGCGAAAATGTCATAACCTGTATCACCCGTTCCCAGTATTAAATCACTACGTTCACCGTTAGGCCCCATTGCAACAGGATATCCTACGCGCCCACCAGCAGCATAAAGATCTGGACGTTCTTGCGCAAATCTCTTATTCTCTTGATCAAGCATTTGCTGCTCATATTCATTTACACCTCTATTGCCATGCTTACGTGCAGGCAACTGTGCGTCTGGATGTATCTTCTTAAACTTTATTTCAATATACATTATTACTCCGATATCAATTGTCTTGGATCATTAGATCCATCATTACGCACTTCACGAATTTCTTTGCGGCCGCCAACTTCAACGGCATTAGAATTTAACCAACTAATTAGTGATTGCACCATACTAGCAGGAACAATCCATGTCTTATTTCCTATTGTTATTCTTGTTTCCATTTTTATCCCTCTTTTCTGCCATATCATCCAAATTAATAGTATCAACTGCTTCGGCTAATATTGATCTAACTGCATATTCAAGCTGTGCTTGTCTATCTTTAGCAAATCTTCTTATTGCCAGTTTTCTCAATACTTCCTCTTCTTCAGCTGTACAGCCTAACTTATATCGATATACTTCTTCCTTTCTTTCATCTTGAAGTTCCATGTGTTTAATCTCCTTTATAAGAATACCATATAATCAAAAATTTTCAATAGGGCTTTTAATATATAAAGGATAATTATTTACATGAATGAACCACTTGATGATTTAAATGATTTAGTTAACGAACTGAGAACTACGAAGTCTCTTACGGGATTAATGACTCCTCCTAAAAGTATTACAACTATTCCTGAAAAGATAGATGAAACAAATGTAGATGATTTCATATTTCGTAAATCATCTCAATTAATACAACAAGGAGTCGATACTATTGAATCACTTAAGGGATCCGTTTTAAGTGGTGCTAAAGCCGAAGAAATAGAAGCATATTCAAAATTAATGACATCTGTTGCATCTTCTATCGAAATATTAAATAAGGTCAATCTTCAAAAGAGAAAAGAGAAAGCCGCAAAAGAACTCAAACAAATGGACCTAGATGCATCTAGAAAACTTCTAGACAAATTCGATGGAAATAATACTACTATTAAAAGTCAAACTAATATTATAGTAGCTACACGGGATGAGATAATGAAAGCCCTTGTAGAGAAGGCTGATCATATCGTTTCGAACTCGGCTGATGTTATAGACGCAAGACCTTAATAATATCACATTAAATTAATCGGACGCGCGATGTATGCGACTTTAAGAATCTATTAATTCCTTTATATACCCCGGCAACTCATCAATTGGAATAATCGTTGTCAAATCATCTGATACGATAATGGGGTATTGTTTTACGTTAGACAAAATTATACGTTGTTTCAACTCAACCAGCTCTGGTGTAATCTTCTTTCGATTCCATTTATAAGGAATCCATTTATTACACCAGTGACGTCGTATCATACAACTTCTACATGGTTGTATTCCAAAAAAGCAAGTAATGGCGCATATCGTATCACCGAGTCCAAGATGAACATTGGGCATTTCTATAAATTTTGTATCAGGATAGAAATACCTCAATATCTCACATCGTGGACACCCTTGCTTCCCCACTATAACCATATTATACTCTTAGATATAAGCAAGATTACGCATGCGCTTATGTTCGGCATGTGTAGACCAAACACGACCATCATCAGTGGCACGCCAACCATGAATTGAGCTAAGTGTAAATGTACTAGACGAAGACACAGATGGCCCCATAGCTGTATTATCAGCCGCATAAGCTGCATCAAGGCTTGCATTTGCAGCCGCAAAGCGTGTTGATAATACTTGCGCAAAAGTAGTTTCAATTGGGTTAATATTCGCAAATATTACATTATAACAAATAGCAGAATTACTTGCAGTTACAGTAAACGGCAATGCCGCATTCGCGCTAATAGTAATATTTGTCGTATTTCCTGATACACTGATACCCGTAATTTGGAAAGAAGAAAGACCACTCGCCGCCATACTCAATGCGGCTGAACATAAATAGGTACCGGTTGTATAAGGTTGTACTGATTTATTATTTGCTGCATTTACATCAGCTGTGATTGTGTAATTTTTTTGAGCCATATTTAATAATCTCCTGAACTTTTAAATATTTATGTTTTATTTGGAAAATATTCAGGGAAGATAAACGGTTCATTTCTGAAAAGATATCCCATTCCCCTTCGAGTATTTATTTTTTTCATCTTCCATTCGGGGTTGTGTTCGATTATATATTTAAATGTTTCTTGTTCTCCTAATCTATTAAAATCATGTAATAATATATTATTTGTCCGTGACAATGCAAACAAACAACTGTTTAATCTTGAAAGATGTTTTACTCCAAAAGGACCGTCAATAAAAGCTATGTCGAACGTTTTTTCAAAATTATAATCCATTAATTTATCATTCTCGTATATTACTATATCACACACGACATTTGGAAATTGTTTTGCATATTTCAATGACGTCTCAAACGTAGTTATATTACAATCATTTTCCATAAAACAAAAGGTAGACGCACCCAAACCGAATTCTAATACATTTTTTATATTGTTCAAAGATATTACATTAACCATATAATTATACTCATCGATATGGATAGTTGCATCGTTAAATTTTATATCGTCTCTATATCTCATTTTGGTTTATCCCATGTTTCAGAAGCTAATTTATATATACGATCAATTGCACCTTCTGGTAATTTATTTTTAAAATAATTATATATTTCCAATATTTTAGGATGATTAACGTTCTTATATATATCCATCCATCCTATAAAATAATTCCATGCACGATCTTCAAGCGATAATGGATATTTAACTCCTGCCGGTCTACCGAATCGATGAACCCATTTAAATGAAGGCAAACACAGATTCTCACCGCCCCAACTTCTAAATTTTTCTGATATATATCCCTGTTCACCACCGAAATGAGTTAAATGCGGATTTATACCATGCCACGCCGTTTTCTCAAATGACATACATCCCATACCTTGCATAGGAATAATAAAAGGATCACCCTTCTCATACATTTCTTTATTAAACGCCCATGTTCCATACATATCACCTCTCCATTCAGGATTCCAATGAGTTGATACGTTTTTCAAATTATTATATAAAAGAGGTCCTTGTATAAGATTCTTACAATCTGGTGTTTGTTGATAATATTCCAATAATTTATCAATAGCATTAGGTACTAAAAGTACATGACAATCCATGATGATTATATATTTACCAGAAGCATAATCTGGTATTTTATATTTTGTCCATGAGGCTGGCTCTCCTTCATTTTTAACATATTTCCCGCCTGGTATATGTTTTATTAGATTTTGATTTTCTACCCCATGTTTACCATTCGGGTTATTATCTAATACTATAAATTCAACCTGATCTGTACTACAAATAGGGTGATGCATTCTTAGTGATTGAATACTAAAAAATACGCCATCATAATCATCATATGTTGCCATTCCTATTGTTAAGAGTTTTTCTTTATTCATATCAATATTTATTTTTAACTGAAAAAATGCAATAAAAAACCCGTCATCCTTTCGAATGACGGGTTCGTTCTTTTAAACTTTACGCTTGCAATGTAACTGCTGTAAGCGCCGTGCCGGATGTAACCATTGCTACACCAGCTGCGGATGGCGCTGCAGTTACCGTAAACTCTGCGGCAACTGCAGAATATGGTACACGGGCTGCGGTAATACCGCTTGCAAGATCAGTACGATAACCTGTTATGCCTGATACAGTTGTTGTCCACGATACAACTCCACCACCAATTATATTAAGAATGTCCATTTTATTTTCTCCTTATTGGGTTAAAGAGTGGGTCTTTCGACCCACTCTCTTCTTTCAATTACAGATATACAACACTATCACCTGGGGTGAAGCGTACGCCAAGGCCCTTGACGATGATGACATGGTAGTAGAGATCAGCACCGAACAGGTGATCGACAACTCCGTAACGAGTCATCAGACCAACACGTGGTGTAAAGTCATTAGGACCAATTGTACGCTGAACCATAACTGGGATGTATGGGCAGTATACAATACCTGTGTCATAGTACTCTGAACCCTTGTAACCAAGGAGTGCGTACTCTAAACGTGTTGCGCGTGCGCCACGAATCCATGGCTGCTGCGACTCAGTACGCGTATCACGATAAACTGTGAAACGTCCTGCTAATACACCAACCTTAGCAACACCGACCTGCTGGGTCGAAACTGTGCTATTGACTGGCATAAACTTGAACTCTGGCATCATCTCCATGATCGAGCAAACTGTTGGAGTTGCGATAATGAAGTTGGCAGCACCACGACGGTTACGTACTGCAATACGGTTAGACTCAAGCAGAACTTTCTGATAGAAGTCACGATTTCTCTCACCGAGCCAACGACCATCAGCCGAAGCTGGTGACCATGTCGACCAACCCTTGCCGCGACCTGCGTTAAGAGCAATCTGAATCATACGCATAACCATTTCACGGTCAATTTCTGCCTGTACTTCATACGACATTGCATTTGTAAGTTCGTTGTCGATATCAATACCGTTCATATTCTTGAGGTCTTGCTCAAGTTCGACAGACCACTTAGCTGCTAATCTACGAGTACCAGCCTCAACAGCTGTCTTCTCAAACTCGATTGTCATCTGAGGAATCTGACCTGTCATTTCATAGTTTGCCAACCATTCTGCTACACCCCTATCTTCGTCAAGGAATGTAAACTCAGCTTCCGCATCACCACCACTTAACTTAGCGGAGGATGTGCCAGTATAGCCAGTGTTCAGATAGTTGTAACCAACTTCTTGTCCATCAGCGCCTTGCTGCAGACCACCACGATAACGTGGAGATGTTGTGCTTGCATCATATGTACGACGGGAAGGATCCTGCCAGTCAAGATTCTCGCCTTCATAACGGTAACGGAGTGCGAACGCCAAACCAACCGGACCGCTCATTGGCTGTACACCAACGATTTCATTCGTGATAAGCTCTGGGAACGTACGACGAATCATAGGGATTAAAACCTTAGGCAGACGAGCATCACCCGTTGCATAAAAGTCTTGATTGCCAACGCTACCACCATATGTACCGAAGCTGCTGCCTGCACCACCGTAACCAAACATGTTACCAGGACCACCGGCTACATTAGCCTCGCGCAAACACCAATTCTCTTGGTTCTCCAACAGAATTGCTGTGTTCAAACGGGAGTGTTCATCTTCAATTGGAGCCACAGTCTTTGAGTGATACTCAAGAACGGGTTTCCACTTTGCTATAAGCTGATCAGCCTTACTTGGATTAATATAAGCTGTTCCAGCAGGAATCTTTGTACTCATTTATTGTATTCTCCTAAATTAAGCGTGTGTTGCGAAACGATCTTGTCGTTTCATGACATCGAGATATCCGCCAACGCCATCACCTTCGGTGGCAGAAGAACTTTCCTTAACTACTTGCTTATTAGATGGAGGTGTATCCACTTTCTCTCTAATAATCTTCGCAGCCTTAGTTGCCTGTTCTGTAACAAGCTCACGCTGTCCTTCTTCGTCTTTGTC